CTTCTTCTTCTTAAAAATTCTGCTAGATTGTCAGCAGCAGTCCAATCCTTCCACGCCGGACCATATTTATTTCTTAATGCATTAATTCCAGTTGCAGCAAGTGTAAAAGGTTTAGAAATAAATCCTCCTAATAAACTCATTAAACCCATTGGATTTAATCTTGATTGATATCCTCCACTTGTATCACTCGGTGTTCTTAAGTTTCTATAACCACCACCAAATCCTAAAAAATTAGGTTGACCACTCCAAGATTGTTCGAAAAAATCTTTCTTTTCTCTTTGATCACTTAATGAACCAGGTGCTGTTGTATGAGTTAATGGGGTGTATTGTTGTTGAATTCGTTCTTCACGCGGACTTCTATCTGGTCTTGATGGTCTTGATGGTCTTGTCGATCTTGCTGATGGAGGTGAAAAATCTGGTTGGGAAGCATCCATTCCTCCCCCACCTTGAAAAGGTACTCTCATTATTCCACCGTCAGCTTTTTGAATTTTGCTTCCATAAGTTTCAGTCCAGTCTCTTGCGATCTCTGGTTCGTTAGCCCATAGGTATCTTCTTTGTTTCTCAGATTTAAACGGCATTATCTTCTTCCTCCTGCATGTACATCTAACCTAAAAGTGCCCAATTTCCAATTAGAATCTACAGCTGTATTTGCTATCTTAACTGCAACAGATCTACCTCGTGCTCTACAAGATGTATAAGTGGTTGAAGATGTAATGGTAAAAGGTCCTAACGTTGAACTAGCTGCTGTTTCATTAGGAAAATCTCGCAAATTTAATGTAACAATAGTATTACCTGCTTGAGTGATAAAGTCAGGTAAAAATCTACTAACTCTCATCATATATTCCCCATCTCCTCTGAACGTAATTCCTTGTCTTTGATCTTGGGTAATGTCAAAATCTCCTGAAGTAATATTAGCTGGAATGGCAGCTGTTGTTCCAATTTTAATTTGATTAGTTCCTGTTTCATGCTCATAGTAATAAGTAACTCCTTCTGTATTACCAGTTACATCAAAAGAAGTATCTGTATCGGCATCATATTGAGTTGCATGTGGTAAACCAAATATTGCTGAATCCTGCCAAGTAGTTCTAGGCCATAATGAGTTTGCATTAGTATACCATATAGGTCTATTAACTGTAGAATCTAAATAACTATAAAAGACACATCTATTATTTACATTTGAATCTGATGTTGGATAGAACCACATTACTTCCCCAAATAAGTTATTAACCCCACAACATATCATTTGATTAGAAGTAGTATTAAGATCATCATAAACATAGTCTTCTACCAAACAATCTAAAGATTCTAGTTTACCAGTAAATCTAAAGAAACCATTTTCAGACATCCAATAAGCTGCTCCGTCAACTTCAACCGCTGCGTTTTTACCTATTAATCCACAGTTCGTTCCTACTTGTTCGAATGCGAAAGTAAAAGGTTGACCTACAAAACGCATGGTGAATAATGAGGTATCCGTCCATACGTAAATTGCATTTCTTCCAAGTTCAGCGCCAATGATCCGTGATCCGGCAGCCAATCTTTGTGTACCAGCGGTATTAGTTGCGGTAGGTGCCCAAGTAGATAATGTTTCTTGAGACGAAAATCTTATAAACATATCATCCTGGGTTGATGTATCTCCAATCGTTGTTTCAGTTCCAAATAAAACTAAGTGTCGATCCGGTGTTGATACAATCATATCTCTAGATGCTGTAGGTGCACCTGATATAATAGTTGCTCTAGTTGCTGTCGCATTGGATGCATCTGAATCCCATTCAAACACAGCTCCATTACAAATTAATGCAATAAGTTTAGAACCATAATTATCTAGAGCCCAAAGTCCTGGTTCAGCAACTTTATCCGTTGTGGATGCAGCTTGACCCCATGCCGCATAGTCACTGGTGTTAGTAACTGTTGCACCATCAGAATGAGCTGCTCTTGTAGTTCCTCTAACTGCTCTTGTAATTCCTGTTAAAGTTGTAGTTCCTGAAACTCCTGTATAAGAAATTTCTTCTGTACCAACTTGAATATAATTCGTTCCTGTTGTTGGAAATCCCGTAATTGAATCTAAAACAATACTAGTTCCGGATCCACCTGTTCCATAAACGTTATCTCCTAAAGCTCCATCTAAAGTATTAGTTTGAGGATTAGTAACTGTACCACCAAATTGAGATATACCCCATCCATAAACTCCCACCTGTTCAGCTGGACCTACGTGGTAATATCTATAATAAGTAATTCCTCCTGATTCACTAGCTCCGGAACCGCTTTCAGTCGCACCTGCATCTATTTTTAAAGTAGTGGTAGTAGGAACAGAAGATACCATAAATTTTTTATCGCAGAAAGTTGTAGAATCAAAATTTGAATTAGTAATAGATGTAAATGTAGAACTATCTCCAAATAAAATTATATCCCCAGCTTTAAAATTATGTGCAGTAGAAAATGTTAAAGTTACTTCTGATTGACCATTTGTTGTAGTAAAAGCATTAGTGATAGCTGTACCTGATGGATTAACTAAAGGATGAATATCATAGTAGACTCCCCCTGAATAAACATATAAAATTCTATTAGTTCCAATAGCTGCGTATTTAATACCTTCAGCATTAACCATATGATGTAGGGCTCTAGCAGCGGCGGTTAATTTTTTATCTCCTAAAGATTGCCACCCACCTATTTTTTCAGGAGTTCCATATCTAAAACGAACATTTTCACCACCCGTCCATTGTGCTTCGGCTCCGGTAGGTGTAATTTGTTTATTAAATCCTGGTAAAAATCCTATCTTTTGTAGCATAAAAATCCTAATATATAGCACCTATTATAAGCTAAAAACAGCTAAAAATAAATAGAGTAATATTAGGAAGGAACTCGCAATTTAAGATAGTATAAGGGTTCTTTTTTTGTATGATAAAGGGAAGTGACTGTCAATTCATTTTGTTTATTGAGACCTGGGAATTCTTTTTTAAAATAAATTTTGCTTAGAAAATCATCAGCTTGAATATTCCAAGTAGTATTATCTAAGATGATGGATACATTTTCTTTTGAATGAAACGTCGTATATAATGCAAAATCAAGTCTACTTATCTTATCTACATTATTATCAATAATAATATAGTCAGCGCTTTTAATATGGGCTTTAAACTCTTTATCTTTAAATATATTTAAATCAAATTTTTTAACATTAATGTTATGTTCTTGAAGCTCTTTAAAATAACCTTCATCATCTTCATAAACTAAAACTTCTTTAAAAAGTTTATTCCAATAAACTGAAGACTCACCCCCTCCAATTTCTACTAATTTAAAATCTTTTAAATTAGTATTTTTAATATAGTTTAAAAAAGAAAATGTTAACAAAGGAGTCACGGATAAAAATTTATATTTATTACTACTCTAATTTTAGTATCTGTTTGAGCAACACTACAATGTTCTTCGGTTCCTTTAAATAAAACTAATCTATTTTCAACTGACTCTACTTTTTCATTATTTTTAAATAAAGTATAACCATTATTAGTATTTAAATAAAGTATTCCAGTCATGTTATGTCGATCTCCTGGTAGATCTACATGAAAAGCATCACGAGTTTGAGTAGTTCTTTTAGTATATAAATTAGCTCTCATGCGAATAAAAGTTGAGTATTTAAGTGCTCCCAGTATAGGATGAATTAAATGAAACTGCTGACTGCATGGATATTTATCGGATATTAATTCATGAATAAAATAAAAATTTTTATTATCATTAGGATGAGCAATATGATCTACATAATACCACGGAAACTTATCAGAAAAAAATATGTCTCTTAGTTCGTTAAAAATGTTTTGGGGTAAAAAATTTTCTATTATTTCCATTAATATGTTTCTGTAATTCTATCAAGATTAAATGCTATTGCATATTTAACATCTTCTCCAACCAAGTTTTTAGTTTGATGAAAAAGATGAGCATCAAATACAATAAAAGTTCCTACTTTTGGTTTAATGGATAAATTAAGTTCTTCAAAAAATAATTCTTGAGAAGTATTGCTTAAATAAAACACTCCTGATAACCAATGTTTTTCGTGTTTATGTTTTCTAACTAATTGTTTTCCGCTTAATCGAATTCCCCATGCTTGTTCTAAAATAAAAGTATCTTCCCCAAGAGCATTAGAAAGAATAGATGAGTTTTTTTGAAGAATAGCGTTAAATTCTGGATCTTTTGTAAAAGCATCCCACTTAGTCATCTCACCTTTAACATTAGTAACATAATTTAAATGATTGTCTTGTTGTAATTCATTATTAATTTTAGAAATTAAACTGTCCGGATTAAAATTTTCCATATAAGTTTCAATCATAATCGTGGGTCTGTAAACGTGTTTATCTATTAATTTAATCAACTCAAACATTATTTATTTTTTTTTATCTGGTGGAATAAAATCTACTTGATTACTGTGAGTTAGAATTTTTGCAGCATCGGTATTTATCAATTGTTCGCCCATGCCTAAACACATACCCATTAAATTATTAATAATATGTTTATGGGCTACTCGTGGAATAATAAGTTTATTCTTATTTTTCTTTATAGCTTTTATCTCTTCAATTGAAAATTCCCACACTCCATTTTTTTCTTCATCTAAAAATATTCTCATGTTTCCTCCTTAATTATTTTTTGGAATTCCCCAAAGTTGTCTTCCATCTTTATAATAATTTTTATTAGGTCCGTCGAAATCTACATAATGTAAAAAAGCTTGTGCTTGAAAATCTCCTTTAAAAGGTTCTCTCCAATGTTCAACAGTTTCTCCTAAGTAAACTGCGGCCTCTCCGGGATCTACCTCAATCGGCGTTCCGTCCATAAAGATGGGCCAGGAAGTTCCATCATTACCTAAATTTATAGTAACACTTATTTCACACGAAGGTCTATCCTTATGTTTTTTTAAATCCGATAAATAAATATACATTCTCCAAAATGCATAAGTAGGAAGAAGTTTTAAACCAGTTATTTCTTCCATTTTTTTTCTTTTTTTTAATAATAAAGATTCCATAACCGGATCACCATATATAAAAGTTTCTCCCTGCGTTTGATTTACATCAAATCCAATTTCATTAGCTCTATGTTTTATTATACAATAATCTTTCAACAGTATTAATTCATCAGAAGTTAAAAAATTTTTAATTTTTTTATATTTAAAATCTTTTCTTATCATTTACGAATACCAACACACCACGGAGTATCGGGTTCCTTTTGTAACGGGTTTTACTCTATGACGATACATAAAATTACTTGGCCATATAATTACTCTTCCTGGTTTATTTTCTATGGTAATTATTTCATCGCTGTTTACTTCTTTAAATTGTAACTCTCCTCCTTCATAGTCATTATTAAGCAATAAAATAAAACTTAAACTTCTAGGAATACTAAGACCATGATCTACATGAAATTTATAGTGTCCTCCTTTAGTATAGCGTAATAAACTCATTTCTACTTTTTGAACTGCCACTTCAATTTTAAGATCTTGTATATATCTAAAATAAACAGATTTAAAAACTTGATGATGTAAAAAATTAAAATAATGCACATTTGTTAAAGATTTAGAATCTTGTTTAAGATATATCTCATTAACTCTTCTAATTTCTTTATCCACAGTTCCTTTGTTTGGATCGTTGCCAACTATGGTAGCTTCCTTCATATTTTCTCCATCTTTAATAGCATATTTAATAAGACGCGAAATATTTTCAAAATGAATAAAACCATCATAAATTCTTATCATATCTTCTACTTCCATATTTTTTTACTCCATACTTTATTTTTATAAATATGTAAAAAAGTTGTAAACCAAAAACCTTTAGACACAGAAACATTAGGATCTTTATCTTTTTGTGCTAAAATTTTCATCTTCCAGTTATCTCTTTTAAAAGGAATAATATGAACATAAGGAGTGCCCTTTTTTATAGTAGTTTCTAAAGTTTTATATTTATCCCCATTAATTACAAAAGGAAAATTTATGGGTATAGGATGAGAATCCGTGTCTACAATTCCCGAAAGTATTTCAAATCGATCATCACTATTATTAAGAGGGGGAACGAATAAGCAAGAATATCCAGATGGAGTTTTTATGTGCCATGGATTTTTTATTTTATAAAGAGGGTAATGTCCATGTTTATTTAAAAAATGACTTCCTTGTACTTGTTTTACATCATGGTGAGAACCTTCTCCTGCAAAATTTAAATTAACTCCACTGTCTTTTAATTCAGAACCTAGAGAAAAATCATAAATAGATATTTTTTGATCTTTTTCATTTAAAAAATTATGTTTAATATACATATCTTGAGGAAATTTTAATAAATAACCACTTGTTAAAGTGTCTAGAAATGGCATACACCCCTTAATAGTTCTATTATGAAAATTATGCTCTAATTTTTTAAACCATTCTGGAATATTTGTTTTAATAGGAGAAGGTAAATCTTCTTTTTCACAAATATTTAAATAAATTTGACCTGTTGAAAACTGTATATCTTTATAAAACATTCTACTTCTTTATATAAGAGAATGTATA